ATAATGGTAATAGTTAGGCCGTGGAGAGAGCTGACATCGACTCACAGTCCGGAGTACCGCAGCAGCATATTGGACTTAAAAGTAAAGGCGGTGGATAAGCCGGGCATCATCCCGGCACCAGATTGAAAGATGCTTATGGAGCCGCGACAAAGTGTGGCGCACTAAGGTGCTAAGTGCCTTTCCATGTGGTGAATGCGGCCAGCGCACGCGGAAGACTGACAAAGGTTGCACACAGTCTAAGAGTTTCCGCTCTGGAGTTTGTCAGTCTGACCAGAGCACCGGGAGGCACCCGGCACCACACATATCAGGCGAGAGCATTTAGCGGGCGTTCAGGAGCGCCACAGAGGCGCTAAGTGTTTTCACCTGATGTGCCGTAGGACCGTGATGTTGCTGTGTTTCTTTGCCCGCCTTGTGCGGGCATTTTTTTTGTATCTATCAGCAAAGTTAATAATTAGATAATATTCATAATCTTTTCCTACAAGTCAGGTGCCAGAAATGAGTGAAGGAAGTTTCGATCACAGCTGTATCGAGAAAGTACACGTCACTGATAAGATTGATGAAGTTAACGCGGCAATTGAAAAAGGATGGGTAATTATCAAAGCCGTAGATAGCACAATTGCTTGGGAAGATGGAGGAAAAACCTCGGTTGTTCAGTATCACATGGGCAAGCTTAAAAAGCTGCCATCATGATACATAGCCCGCCTCGCGCGGGCATTTTTTTGTCTGCATCACCCATCACTAAGACTATTCCTAATCAATTTTTATAGGTATGATTCATCAAAATTCGTTACCTATCTGGTTACTACAATGAGCAATTTTTTTTCTGAAATCATTCAGTCTTTAAAAAAAACATCAACTGAGAGAATCAGCAACCCGTTCTATGGTGTATTAATAATTTCATGGCTCGCATTTAACTGGGAAGCCGTAGCTATTTTGCTTTTCAGTGATCTAAAAATGGAGGAGCGTGTTAGGTTCATCAATTCCGCATACTCTCTTATGCATTTATATCCTTTTATAACCGCGATAATACTTACTTTCCTCTTGCCATGGTGCACCGAGAAAATTACGTTCTTTCAATCGAAACCAATAAGCAGAACCTCAACCTTACTAGCAATTAGAAAAAAGAGAATGTTGCTTGCTGATATATCTGTCGAGAGATTCAGAGCAAAAAAGGACGTAGCTTATGAGCGCCATAAAGCAGGAGAGGAAAAGCAAATTCAGGATATGAAAGCTGCAATAATCTCGTCTAAAGAAACCACAGGTCAGCTTACTGCCGATTTGGAGTCTTCGAATGAGAGGATTGAAAGCCTTATAGAAGAAGTCAGGAGATATGACAATCAAAATAATAGCCTCAGAGGTGTTATTAATGAAAATGAGAGCAGGATTAAAAACCTGAACGCTTCAATTAGTGTTCTTGAAAATGAAAAAAACGATGCAATTGGAATGATAAAAACACTTAAAGAGGACAAATGGAATTACGAGGTCATGCTGGAGGAAAAGGTTAGGGAGATATCGAGCTTGAATATAGATATCAAAAAGGTGACCACTGAAATGATAAAGGACATAAATGAAATAATTGAAATTTTAAGCTACAACTCTGACAAGTTATATATTCAAATGACGGAAAAAGGCCTAAAGGAAAGAGAGGCCATAATAAAAATAAACAGGTTGAAAAATATAATTGATAAATATTCGATTCCTACCCATAAGGATCATAATCAGTAACGCTCATTCCCTGCTCCTGACTTCCCACATAATGCATCTTCTTGACCACCGGGAAGGCAAAAGTCAGGGCCAGCGCGTCAGCATCATTGGGTGATTTACCCAGGCGCTCTTTGATGCTGGTCTTATCCTCGAGCACAATCCTGCTGTCCTTCAGCCGCACTTTGTACTCAGCCGCCGACAACTCCTCCGCCACCTGCTGGCTGTCCAGTTGCCCGCCATCCTTCAGCCAGGTCTTTACGGCGTTGTACATCTCGCCGCGCTTGTTCGCCATCTGCGGATCGGTTGAGCCACCACCGAACTGTATCAGCTGCCAGTTGCGCCCCCAGTTATCACCCACCGACTTCAGGCCGGTACCATAGCCGTAGTCGATGAACACGGCATCAGCGCGGTACTCATCCTCAAACTGCGCGATGGTTTTGGCAAACAGCACGTCATCAGTGGTGCGCTGGTACTCGCCCAGCTTTTTGGTGTGCAGCCCCTGCCGCAGGTATATAACTGCCGGGTCACCACCCTGGTGCGCAGGGTCAACGCCGATAACAGTTGCAGCGTGCGCCACCTGACCGGGGGTGATCACCCTTCCAACGGCTGCATCTGTCAGGCCGGTTGGGATGAACTGCGCCTCTGACGCTGACGGGAACAGGCCGCGCACACGCACCTTCACAAAGTCGCTGTCTTCGCCATAGTCGTCCACCCATTTCTGAATCTGCTCTTTGTTCGTGCCCTCCACTGATCGGCTGTCAATCTGGGCCGTCTTCCAGCGGTGACGCAGCTTACGGAAACACTCACGGAAGCGACCGGTGTTACGCGTCGGGTTACCGAACGCCACCCAGATGATTTCTGTGTTCTCATCGGTCAGCGCCCCCTCTGCCACTTCCCACACCAGATCGGAGATGTTCGACGCTTCATCGAATACCAGGATGATGCGCTTGCGCTCGTTGTGCAGGCCCGCGAATGCCTCTGTATTGTTCTCAGACCATGGGATTGCGTCAGCGCGCCACGATTTGGCGTGAGATGGGTCATTGCTGTAGATAGCGGTAGCGGTGCAGGTGAACCAGTCCTGTGTGATGCTCAGGCGCTGCCATTTGGCAATCTCTGGCCACGTCTTCGTGCGGAGCTGGTTTTCGGTGTTGGCGGTCACCACCACCTTGCAATCCTCGCAGGTGTCCATGCCCCACTTCACCAGCATTGAGATAAACGCAGATTTGCCGATACCGTGTCCGGAAGCCCTGCCAATCATCAGTGGCTGGTGCCGGGTCACAGGGTTCTGCAGGTGTGCACCGATCTGCTTAAAGGCGTCCTCCTGCCACTGGCGCGGACCTTTGGAGTAAGCCAGGTCAGTACCCTCTTCACCCCACGGGAACGCATACAGCGCATAGCCAAATGGATCATGCGTGAACGCGCCGATGTCCTCAATCAGTTGCATCTCGAGATCGGCGGCACTACTCATCTTTGCCACCAGCAGCGGCGCGCTTACGGGCAGCGGCCAGCTTATCAGCCAGGCTGACGTTGATATTAAGCTCCTGCACCTCTTTGAAGGCGCTTACGCCGACGTGCTTACCGATCAGCTCGAGGTTCTTCACCTTATCTGGCCACTTCACTTTCTGCATGGTCGATTCGATATCCTCTTCGCCGTCACCACCGGCCATGCGGATCCGGTTGATGTCCATGGCGCTGAGCGATGTGCGCCAGACTTTGGGCCACTGACTGACGGGCTTCAGGCCGCCTTCATCGGTCAGTATGTCGAGCACGTCCATCTGGTCGATCTCCACCAGCCGCTTCAGCACGTAATCGGCATCAATCTTTGTCCGGCGGCTACGGGCCTGGCGAAGGTGTGCAATCCGATCCTTTATTCGCTGGTCAGCCATAAGACGGCTTGCCTGATAAACGGCTGTGTCTGGTGAGTACCCGGCGGCGATAGCGCAGGCTGTCTGGTCGTCAGGGTTTTTCACGTACTCTTCGCAGTAGCGCACCATCTGCTCGGTTAGTGGCCTGGTCGATTGCGGCTTGGGTCTATTCGATTGCGGTTTAGGCATGGTAACACCTCAAAATTTATTACCGTTTTGGTAATAGTACCACGCAAATAACAGCAGCCAAATGGCGGGTTAACTTCGCTTGACGTGATGGGCGTGGGCGCACAGGAAAGCTTCGTTTTCGGTGTCGAACTGCTTATTGGTTATCTCCTCCCAGTCGCCGGAGAATTTCCAGCGCACGTCCCATTTGCCATTGCTTCGCGGCCAGATGATGTAACCACTGGTGAAGTCCCGGCCTGCGTGGATGTCAGGCAACTTTTCGCCCCTGTCCATGAAGTAGAATCTGGTGCCGCCGCTGATGAAGGTTCTCATGGATTAATTTAAAATTTAGTTGGGAAACCGCCAACCGAAACATGAGTAATGTCTTGCGGTATAGGCTTCCACTCGTCTGGCCCTTGGCGATGGTAAGAAGCTATTAGGTTTAGCTGCTCCCCATTTCTTAAAGAAGCGTTGAAAGACAATGGCATTTTTGTAGTTATGCCTCTCATCAAACCTACTGTAAAACCACAATATCCGGGCTTGCCATCAAGACACAAATCTTTAACAAACGCAGAAGTATGGGGTGACTCAGGAACTATAAGAATAATATCTTTTTCTTCAAAATTATTATTAAAAACGAACAAACATTCTGAAATAACCTCTACAAAATGAGCGGCGAAAACTTTCACATCCAACTTTTTATCACTATCCATTTTAAAGTTAATTTTCAGATTGGAAAAATCCTGTTCTTTTGGTTTGAAGGTGCTTTTATTATCAATAACATCCTTCATTTGAGCAATAACAGCCTCTACGCCATCACTGTTCAAATTCAAATATAACGTTTGAGTAAGTAAAGCTGGCATAAATGATTCATCACATTTCACTGGAATAAATTTTAGATTCCCCTGTGCTGCTTTCATCAAAGCATTCTGCCACTCAAGTGTAACCATCTTGCTTTCGAGGCTATTCTTGGTGACAAAGAAAAAGAAGAACTTTGCTTCACCTAATCCTGAATTCATACGGTCGATAATACCTTCTCCCGGCTGAATAGACCAAGAATCGTAAAACACGTTCTCTTGTCCATAAATTGCTGAAATTTTTGAAGCGATATGTTCTACAAATGGCTTGTCTTTATAGTTGTGGCTGATAAAAATCATTGTAACTCTCCTTATGCTGCGTGACATGTCACGTCAATTATCTGGATGACTGAAGAAATGATAGTAGTCTTCTTCTAACCCAACGTAATGCAGATCAAATCTTGTGCCTTTTTTCTTCTGTACGAAAGTCACAGCATTGCCGCGACTCAACATTGAACAGAATGCGGCTACATGTGCCTCTGTCGCCAGGGAAAGCTTTACTCCCTGCACCGTCGCGCCATTATGCTCCACCAGCTCTGATGTGATAATGGCGTCCAGTGGGACGCCAGGGTACTCAAGAATTGTGACGATGGTTTTGTTATTGCGCGCCATTAGTTTGCCTGGTCAATTTCAGGTTATGCCAACCCGTACTCACCCAGCATGCCATCTCACCACTGCATGGGCAATCCTGCACCGGCAGTTGCTCTTTGCACTTACCGCATTGCTGCTGTGCCAGCGCCTCAAGTTGCTGCGCCAGTTCAGCGGCATCCTTGCGGATGAGCAACGCTATGTACTCGTTCAGCTCATATGGTTCACGACCGGGGCGGCGTGCGGTGCAGTTCTGCGCCAGCATCTCCAGTTCCTGACTATCCAGAGCCAGCTCCAGCTTTTTAGCACCGGCAGCGGCCTGTCTGGCACGCTGCGCTGCTTTGCGTTCGGCGGGGGATTTAGGCACTGATCACCCCCTCAACGCTACGACTGTTCCGGGTTCTGCGCCCACGTTCTCGCAAAGCCCGTCGGTTCCTAACCGCGCCTCGTTGACCATCGCGTTAAATTCGTGTTCGGTATGGTCATGATCCTGCCAGACGACAGCGGCATCCTGTGGCATTTTGCGCAGCTGGTTGATCAGCTGCTTCACGGTGGTTTTCTGTCTCGGCATCACTCCACCTCCACGCGCTTAAACTCAACTACCCACACCCACGGGTTAGCTTCCCAGTTATCCGCGCCGTAAATGCTCATCCACAAATCGCGAAAATTAATACGATGTTCCCATCCAGGGAGAACACCTCCGGCTGGTGGTATAACTCCTTCTGACTTGGCATCCTCTTCGCTCAGGTCGCGTAAGCGCTCCACACGAACGCCGGTAATCTCCAGCGTTATGCGGGAAGCCCAGCGCGGCATGTGGATGGATGGCGTCCAGCCGACCATTTCGCTCCCATCCCATGAAGCCCGGTGAATACAATGCTCAGGCTTGCGATAGCGCTCAGGTATCATGCTTAGCGGAGAACCTTTGCAGCCGTAAAACTCAACATCTCCCCACGAGCCATCACGCGGCGCGTCAGGCATCCAAGTCTCACGGACCCACAGGCGATCATCAACAACACCGAAAGGGCATTTAGCCAAAAACTGGTCGTTGGTGAAGTCCTGCCATACGCCGCTGCGATCACGCATGGAATAGACGTAGTCTCCATACCATTTGTCGCCTGCTGCACGGTGGGAAATCACCTCATGGCCGCGAGCCTGCATATTTTTAGCCGGTGACTGGATGATCCGGCGCGTCTGGGTCTTTCTGCCGTCGAGAACTGCACGAACCATGTCGGCGTTAAAGAGGATTGGGCGCTCTTTCATGATGGCTCTCCCGTTACACAGCAGGGGCACACCCAGCCTTCACCACGAATTAACTTCCAACCCGCTTTAACGGCATCTTGTTTGAGAAATTGATACACGCTGGACATACTTGCGAGATTGTCCTCAGCCATCTCCCCCGGCCCATAGTTATCATCAGACCAGCAGCGTTTGCCGGATGACGCATCCAAGCCCTCACCACGACGTTCGCAGCGCAACTCAATCCAAATAGCCATCACATACCATCCTTACCGGCGCGGAGTTGGTTGGCCAGCGACTCCAGCGCCATAACAGGCACGCCAATATGACCAGTGCCTTCGAATTTTTTATGCAGGTGCGCGATTGCTTTATCCACACCCTCAGCCCGCACAGAGTTGAGGAAGGCGTAATCAACGGCAGGTTCGCGGTCATCTGTTAGGCGAACACTCAAGCACTCAGAATCAACCCAGGCACCTTCGTCGTGGTCATATCTCTCACAACAAAATTCTCCATCTGAATCGACGGTTGGAATGGTGTAGCTGTCATATGGACCGCCGTATGTCGGCACCATGCCGCCTGATGGATGTTCAATCCACAGAAAGAATGGGCGGTTTGTTACTGGGCAGCGATCTGGCTTCCACCAATTTGTCTCAGCCGCCAGCGCGTCCCGTTCTGCTTTGAGTTCGGCAATCGCTCTGACGACACAACCTACCCCATCCTCGCCAATAGCGGCCATCATAGCTTTTTCCCAAACCATCTCTGCTTGCATGCAGGCATCACCACGCACCAGCGCACAGTCCAGGCGCGTCGCCAGCACTGACACCATCTTCGCAATCTCGATCAGCGGCGTATCCATGCCGATCGCTTTGGCAAACGCATGCCCTGCAGCAACTAACTCTTTTCCCTTAACATCACTTAACTGTTGATTTTGCATAAATATTTTCACCTCAGACCGTTATCTAAAATCACAATTTTTGGGGTTAACACGCTTTTTGCTGCGCTGCTTAACCTGTTCAGAACTCTTCTACGTCCCATCCCGCAGCTTTTGGCTTTGGGTAAACCGCTTTGAAGGCGAAGGGATATGTGTCCGCCGCGACCTTCATTTTCACCCTGGCGTCATCGCTGAAGATGCGCTTTGAGCCTTTGACGTCGTGCATTTCAAGCTGGCCACTTGCATACATCACGGCGAAATCCACGGTGATAAAGCAGCTGTCAGCGAGGCGCAGTTTAATACCTTCAAACCGGTACCAGAGGATGATCCCGGCGCGCTTCTGCAGCTCAAGGTGAGCGGCATAGGCGGTTTCGGATTTGTTCATCTGGCCGGTTTTGAGCCTGCCCAGTGCGTAAAGACGCTTCTGCATACTATTACCTCTTTGGTTGCTATTACCATTTTGGTAATACTTAGCAAGTAAAAAAATGCGCTCATTTGCGCTTTATCGCTATGCCCTTAAAACGCTCTGTGTCGCGTTCTGCGAGTACTTAACGCTTTACCTGCTCCTTGCCCGCCCTGATACCAGATAATCAAATCTGGTGCGGCTAGCGCAGGATTATTACTGTTTTGGAACAGTCACCCTCTCCACCCGTCCGGGATTTCTTTGTCTGGCACAGGCATCACAGTGATGTCTCGCTGGCGGTTCGCTGTTGCCGATGAAGCCGCCGGTCTGGCTCTTCGCTGTGAAACACTACGCGCAAGCTTCTGCTCCCACTGGGACTGGGTGAAAAACTTACCCTCCCCGATCCAGTACGTCACGAACTCAGCAATCTCAGTTTTCTCTGGCGGGGTCTTAAGAATGATCCCCCAGACAGCTGCCCGCCGCTGAAGATCCTCATCGGGTAGCCAGTCTTCGAACATGGAGAACTTACCGCCAGTAGCAGGGGTATCAATCACGGCAGATTCAACAGCAGGAAAGTTATCCACAGGAGCAGCTAATTTTTCTTCGCGTGCGCTGTGTGGGGTTTCTTCCATTTCCCTGATCCCTGATCCCTGATCCATTCCCAATGGTAGCCCTACTGTAGTGCTACTGTAGTCGTACGGTACAAGCTCAAGACACTTGATTTTACTGGGCCGGGGCTTGTTTACGACCTGGTGTCGGCCGAAATTGCAGATGTGTCCAAAATGCTTGTTATCGGACGTGGAATACATGGCGATGTAACCACAGTTGGAAAGCTCCTGTATCAGTACCGGAATGCTCAGGGATGGTTCACGAATAGGGAATACCGCTGCACGGATGAGTTTAGGGTTAGCATTAAAATAACCTTCATCGTCGGCATAATTGAGCAGCCCAATCGCCAGTAAGCAGGCTGGCTCTGATAGTTCTGACATATCCTCATCAGTCCAGAACTCGGGTTTAATAGTCCTGATACGAGCCATCAGATAACCTCCGGCGAAGTAGTTCCCGCGGCGCTATCCATGATCTGCTTAATCTCAGCCTGGCGGCGCAAACTGGAATCCATCGCACATTTAACGCAGTGGCCGTTATAGACGTAACGCTCGCTTTTATGGCCGTGCTTACACAGCTTGCCAGTGTAGTAGCGCTTGAGACCTGCTTTCGCAGCCTCCATGCGAGTAATGATTTTCATTTTGTTACCTCAACCTACGTTTACTATTACGACTATTTTCGCCTAACAAGAAAACAAATCAAGGCTCATTTGCATATTTGGTAACGATTGGTTGTTTTATAAGGATTTTTAGTAATGGGAGTGTAATAAAAAGCCGCCATGTAGGCGGCCTTCGGTGCAGGGTATGTGGTGGTTATGCGGCAGAGTAGAAGAAGGAAAGCAGCTGCTCTTTACTGATATTTGGGTTAATTCCGATGACAGCTTTATGCAATTCCGTCATATAGTTACGACTCGGAACGCGGCGGGCGTACACCAGGTGAGTACGGATATAATTCACTGTCGTGCCAGCCTCTTTAGCCAGCTGCTTCTTTTCTTCCAGCGACAGTCCCTGCCAGAACTCTTTGAAGTCAAACGGCTCCATTGGGGCCTCCAGATAACGATTTCATCCACTGAATTGTTACCTAACTGGTGGCAGTTATCAACCTGTATTACCAATCTGGTGCATTTACCAGAAAGGTAACATCGGCTTTAATTGCACCTAAATAGCCTAATAATCATCAATCATGTATCAGGGAAACAAATGAAGCCGATTTCCGGGATCCGACGGGCAAATCTAATCTATCTGCTTGAGACGCGATTCGAAGGGAACCAGACGCAGATGGCGAAAGCCCTGGGTTCACTGCCAAACCTTATCAGCCGCTGGACGCGCGATAAGCCGATGGGCAGCGCAGCGGCGCGCAACATTGAGCGGGTGCTGAAACTGGAAGATTACTGGCTGGATAACGACCGGGACAATGTGCCGCCCGTCGCCCAGGACGTGGAGATCAGCGACGTGGTTTCGCATAACCTGCGCCTCTGGATGGACAAATCTGAAGACCTGAAAACACAGGGTAAAGTTCACCGCGCAAGCGGCGTGAACCAGTCAACTGTGGGCCGCGTTCTGAATAAAGAGATCGACCCCACCATAAGCACTGTTAACTCTATTGCCAAAGCGTTCGGCCGCAATGGCTATGAGCTGCTGATCCCGAATACTGACGCCCGTCAGATCCAGTATGACCGTGACCTTTATGAAAAGCTGGACCCGGCAGACAAAGAGAAGATCACCAGCTTTATTGAGTTCGTTATCAGCCAGGCACAGAAAGAGTCAGATCAGTAAATACCGCGGCTTTATGACGGTATGAGTCAGCCATATACCGTCAAAGCCCGTACAGCCGCCACCTAATCCAGCCCACTCAACACCTACCCGATGCCATAACCCCCTCCCTTTCAGTTACCATTATGGTAATTTTTTCTTGTGATAACGATTGACACACCCTGAAAAACGCTTATTATTAGCCTCAAGTGTTACCAATTTGGTAATAGCAAATCGCTCTTTAACAATCCGAAACGGGCAATCACAACCCACAATCTGGCCGCCCACCAGATGGCACGGCTAACCCGTAGAACCGGAACGCCTGCTCGGAAAGTGAACATCCCTATCCCTTTTTCGGAGACAGATCATGACCTTTAATGATGTGACCGGAGAGCCTTTTGTAATAGTCCGCATAGCCTGTGGCTACCTCTGGAGAATGACAAATGTCCAGACGCGCTTCAGTCAGACAGTTAACCGTGACCAGTTCCGGAAGATCGCCTTAGCCGCTTATGGGCTTAAAGGCTCTTTGTCATGCAACCAACTATTACCAAAACGGTAATTCTGGATTCAGCAATGAAATATCGTTACCAGAACGGCAAGTACACCTTTACCGCCTGCGTGCTTGGCATTGAGCGTCAGTTCTCTGACTTCAGCGCAGGCATTGAGTGGGTATTCACACAGAAAATGGCCGCCAGCTGCGCGGCAGACATGGAGTAACGGTTATGTCCAACAGCACAGAGCTTGAAGTAATCAGCATCACCGAAGATCAGGCGCCAACGCTTTACGTTGAAAACGGTCTCGATCAGTACCTCGAAAAAATTCGCCAGGCAGTTAATGAAACGCCTGACCTGACCACCAAAAAAGGCCGTGACCGTATCGCATCGCTGGCGGCAAAGGTGTCACGCAGTAAAACGGCGATTGAAAAGCCAGGCCGCGATTACCTGAAGCGCCTGAAAGAACAACCAAAGGTTATCGAAGCTGAGTTACGCCGCTTCACTACCGAATGTGACCGGATCCGCGACGAAACGCGGCAACCACTGACCGAGTGGGAAAATGCTGAAAAGGCCCGCGAAGACGCATTAAAGCAGCGAATTGCTGAACTTCGCGCCCTGGCTGATGTAGTCGATGCGATGGGTAATTACCTGCCATCCGAAGACATCAATGCCCGTCTGACCACCGCGAAATCTGTGGCGCTGGATGACTCCTGGCAGGAGATGGCCACCGAGGCCGGTGTAGCGAAAGACGCAACCGTGCAAAAGCTGGAGCTGTCGCTGGCAGAAGCCCAAAAGCGTGAAGATGCCGCAGCTGAGCTGGAGCGCCTGCGTAAAGAACAGGAAGCAGAAGCACAGCGCAGACGCGATGAGCAGCTGAAGCGCGAAGCGGCAGAGGAAGCAACCCGTCAGGCTGAGCTGAAAGCGCGGCAGGAACGAGAGGCAGCGGCTAAGCGTGAAGCAGATTTAAAGGCTGAAGCTGCTCGCATTGAACAGCAGCGCATCGATGCAGAACGCCGTGCTGAGCAGGAGAAGGCTGATGCCATGGCTAGAGCAGAGCGCGAAAAGCAGGAAGCTATTGATGCTGAGCGCAGACGCGCCGCAGAGGTTGAAGCATAACGCCTGGCGGAAGAGAAACGCATCGCCGATGAAGCGGCACGTCGCTCAGCTGACAGAGAGCACCGCCGGCTGATCAATCAGCAGGCTATCACTGACCTGGTGGCAGCAGGTCTCACTGATGAGCAGGCTAAAGCCTGTATCACAGCAATCGTGATGGGCAAAGTTCAGGCCGTCACCATCAACTACTGAGGTGCTTATGGGTGCATATGCACAGCATGAAATCGCCGAAGCACAGCGCTGGCAACAGCACGACGCTCAGGTAAGTAAGGATGAGTGGATCCGTGACCGCGCGGACGAACTCCAGGCAAAGTGGCCGGAAGAGTTAACCCGGCTTTATAACCCCTTCCAGCACACCTCTCTACCGGGTTTGCGCAGTGAAGCCGCGCAGGATGCTTACGCAGAGATGGTCGATAAAATCTGCCTGGCGCAGGCTGAAGAAGACTGGCAGAACAAAGAGTGGCTCGGTAAGGACTGGACGCCATGACCGCGATGCCTGAAATCAAAATGGCCCCGAGCGATCCGGGGCTTTACTTCAACATACCCAACGAAGCCTATCACGCTGGCCCCGGCGTTAGTAAATCGCAACTGGACGACATCGCCATTAACCCGGCGGTGTTCCAGTGGCGCAAAACAGCGCCAGAGGATGAAGAGAAGAAAACGGCGCTCGATATGGGTACCGCCCTTCACTGCATCCTGCTGGAGCCTGAAGAGTTCGGCGCGCGCTTTATTGAGGCACCGCCATTCAATCGCCGCACGAATGCCGGGAAGGAGGCTGAAGCCGAATTCCTGAAAGATTGCCTCTATACCGGCAAAACGGTGCTGGAGCACGAGGATCACCGCAAGCTGAAGCTGATGCGCGCCAGCGCATTCGCACACCCGGCGGCGCGGTTCTTCCTGGAAGCCGATGGCCACTGCGAAGCGTCGATTTACTGGGACGATGAGCAGACCGGCGAACTTTGCCGGATCCGCCCGGACCGGTTCCTGAAAAATCAGCCGGTAATCGTGGATGTGAAGAAAGTGGCGGACATGGAGCGCTTTGCCCGTCACGTCGATGAGTTCCGCTACCACGTACAGGACGCCATGTACCGCGACGGCTTCTATCAGCACTTCAACGAATACCCGCAGTTCGTTTTCATCGCTGTCAGCGAGAGCATCGATTGCGGCCGCTACCCGGTGCGCGTCTTCCAGCTGGAGCAGGAGGATGTTGCCGTAGGTCATGACCTTTACCGGCGTGATCTGAACACCTATCACCAGTGCCGCCTGACCAATACCTGGGGCGGCGTTGAATCACTTTCCCGCCCGGCATGGGCGCGCAAAAAGGACAATCAGGCATGAGCACTAACTTAGTCACTAACGAAACCACCAGCACAGCCGCCACCATCTTCAACCCGCAAAGCCTGATGCAGCTGCAGCAGTTCGCGCAGGTGATGTCTGAGGGTGTTGTTGCCATCCCGCAGCATCTGCGCGGTAAGCCCGCTGACTGTCTGGCTGTCACCATGCAGGCGGCGCAATGGGGCATGAACCCCTACGCAGTGGCACAGAAAACGCACATCGTGAATGGAGCGCTGGGCTATGAGGCGCAGTTGGTAAACGCGGTTGTGTCGTCGTCCAATCTTCTATCCAGCCGGATCAATTACAGCTGGAGCGGCGACTGGTCAAAGTGTACCGGCAAGAACGATAAATCGGACTTCCTGAGCGTCACTGTGTCGGCGGTGATCAAAGGTGAGTCTGAACCGCGGGAGTTGACCATCAGCATGGCGCAGGCTGGAGTGCGTAACTCTCCGCTGTGGGAGCAGGATCCGAAGCAACAGCTGGCATACCTCTGCACGAAGCGCTGGGCGCGCCTGCATGCTCCTGACGTGCTGCTGGGTGTGTACACGCCGGATGAGCTGGACGAAACGCCACGCGGCGAACGCGACATCACACCGCGCACCACCGCTGACCTGAACAACATGATCGGCAGCAGCAGTGAGTCAGTCCCAGCAGCTGATAACCGCGATGACGCCGTACTGGTGGCCGGGCTTCAGGAAGAGATTGATCAGGCTGACACGCTGGAGAAAGCCAGCGCAGTCGGTGAGAAGATCGGCCAGCACAAGGATGACTTAACCGAATCCACCTTCCGATCACTGCGCGCTAAAGCCGTGAAAGTCTATAAGCACCACGACGCCCGCCGCCAGATTGAAGCCGCGATCAACAGCCTGGACGCCAGCGCGCCGGATGCGAAAGAGACCTTTGTGAAGGTTGAAGCAGACCTGCAGCGCCTGAAAGGTGCGCTGGGGGATGAGCTGCACGAAGGCTTCAGCATCACGCTTGGCGACATGCGCGCCGAATACGTTTAACCCACACCAGTGAAAACTCAGGGGCCCATAGCGGCCCCTTTTCTTTGGAGAGAAAAAATTATGAAAGGTGCAATCCGTAAAGATCAGCTGCTCGAGCGCGTGCCGCTGTCTGAGTACACCATCAATCAGATGGAAAAGAATGGCGAGTTCCCGAAACGCTTCCCGCTGACCAACCGCACCGTCGCCTGGAACCTCGACGAGGTAGAGGCCTGGCTCGATGAGCGCCAGCGCAATGCCAGCGCAGCACAGCGTGACCCGTCACTGGCTGCGAAGTTCGAAGCCAATCCCAACCACCGTAAAGCCGCTGAGCGTTCAGCGATGAGAATGGCGGGCTGATCATGACATCGAAAGAACTAATCCTCACCTATCTGCAGGAGCATGGCGGATCCCGGTCCGTCGATATTCACGCCCACCTGGCGGAGCACGGTCTGAAGCGTGAAAGCTCAATGTCAGCGCTGAGCAAACTGGTGCGCGCCGGTGAAGTTATGCGCGCCCGTTTCCGCCAGGACTACATCTGCTGGCTGAAAAACACCAACGTGGTGATCAGCCCGAGTGAAATGCGCAATCGGCTGAGCAATGCAAACCGCCGCCTGAATGCGATGAACAGCATCAACGTGGTGTTTGATGAGTGCCGGGCAAACAGTCAGGTATACCGGATGGATCAGCTGCTGCGTTCGGCGCGTGAGGTGCGGGCATGAACTATCAGCTGATTTATGCCGACCCGCCCTGGTCATATGGCAACACCATCAGCAATGGTGCCGCGGATAACCACTACGGCACCATGTCGATGGCTGACCTCAAGCGCCTGCCGGTCTGGTCGCTGGCTGCGCCAGATGCTGTGCTGGCGATGTGGTACACCGGCACTCACGCTGAAGAGGCTATCGCGCTGGCTGAGGCATGGGGCTTCGATGTGCGCACGATGAAGGGGTTCACCTGGGTGAAGCTCAATCAGTTGGCAGAGCAGCACATCAACAAAGCGCTGCGAGATGGCGAGGTCGAAGATTTCTATGACCTGCTGGCCCTGCTGAACACCCAGACGCGCATGAACGGCGGCAATTACACCCGCGCCAACACGGAAGATTGCCTGATCGCAGTGCGCGGTGCAGGGCTTGAGCGCCTGAACGCATCAATCAAACAGGTTATTTACAGCCCACTGGGTGAGCACAGCGCCAAACCGTGGGACGCCCGCCACCGCCTGGAGCTTCTCTATGGTGACGTGTCACGCATCGAGTTGTTCAGCCGTGGCGATGCTGAAGGCTGGCATCACTGGGGTAACCAGAATCCACACAATAACGTTGAGTTGGTGCCTGGTGGATTTGAGGTAAATGACAAGCAGCCGCGCCGGATAGAGGTTACGCGTGGCATGGTGCATCTGGCTGGAGTAAGAACGAGAGGAAATGACGATGATCCACTATCACGGCGGACCCATAACACCTGACACGTGCGCAATCAGGGCATGGAAATCACGCCATGCGTTTATCTCTTTCGCTCACTCGGGACAGATAAACCTCGCATCTGAGTTCTGTCAGTCGTTCGCTCTGGACAATGGTGCATTCACAGCCTGGAAGGCAGCTGGACGCAATAAAATCGACTGGAGTGATTATTACGAATTCGTGGCGCGATGGAAAAATCACCCGGGCTTCGATTTTGCAATCATCCCTGACGTCATTGATGGCGGGGAGGCTGAGAACGAGGCGCTGCTTGATGAGTGGCCACACGGTGATTTCTATGGCGTACCGGTATGGCACATGAACGAGAGCGATGAACGATTCATCCGGTTGTGCAATGAGTATCCGCGCGTGGCGATCGGTAGTTGTGGTGAGTACGACGTTAAGCGGCCGAACCTGGCTGTTGCACGAATGAAGGATCTCATCCGGCATGTAACGGATGCTTACGGCCAACCAATCGCAAAGCTTCACGGACTGCGGATGCTCAATCCTCTCATATTCACCAAACTGCCGCTGGCGAGCGCTGATAGCACTAACGTTGCCAGGAACATCGGCATCGATAAAGCATGGTCGGGTGCGTACGCACCGGCTTCCAAAGAAACGCGGGCGGCCCTGATGGTCGAACGTATTGAGTCATATAACAGCCCCGGCTCACTGGATTACTGCGAACAGCGGGACCGGTTCAACATGCAATTACAGTTGGCAGTTTAGGAGAAAGAATGAAAAAACTAACCCCCGGCGGCATGGCCGTCATTATTGGCAGCAGCAGTGACGCCTTCAAAAGTAATCTAGGGCGCCTGGTGCGGACGGTATGCCGTGAAGGCATGCTGAAATCTAAAGTCACTGGCATAGTGAGCGACTGCTGGTTTATCGAAGTGCCTGATGGCGCTAAACCTCTGAACGGCAAAATGCCGGATGGCCGGGTGAGCATGTCTTACTGCGGCAATATTCCGGCAGCGTTACTGATGCCACTCGATAGCAACGATCCCGACGCGGAACTAAACGCATCGCCGGTGTACGGCAGTATGGGTAAACTATGATCGCACTGTCGATTTATCTCATCATTGCCGCATACCTGCTGGGCAAGCTGGAAGACGGGCCGCACTCACCGCAGTCTGTCTTTATCTGCCTGGCATGGTTCCCGGCAGCACTGATTTACCTGTCAGCGCTGCTGGCGGACAAAACACTCGGCGATCACCCTGAACGCTGAGATTTTATTTTTTCCCCTTCTCTATCCACTCATCTACCAAGTCGGCCCACTGCTGTAACATGTCTTTACGTTGTTCGCTATATTCAGCTTTGTTATAAACAGCGCGAATACTACGTTGCTCATGGGCCAGGCATTTCTCTATCCAATCTGAATTAAATTCCTTTTCATGCAAAATTGTACTGGCTGTGCGCCTGAGGTCATGAACATTAAAGCTCTCCATGGGATTGCCTTCTTTTTCAAGAATCCCCAATGCCGTTCTGATTGGCGCATTTAAAGCGCCTTCTGACAGCGGGCTATGTGGGCTAAAACGACCAGGGTGAATATAGGTAGCATCTCCATATAGGTCATTTAGCATTACAAGAATGTCGTAAGCCTGATTTGACAGATACACTTTGTGCACCCTTTTCATTTTCATCAACGACGCAGGCAGTGTCAGTGTCCTTTCTTCCCAGTCAACCATTGACCAGGTAGCATTGCGGAATTCGCCCTTTCTCAGCATGGTAAGAAGAACAAATTTGATGGCCAGAATTATCGTTTTATTGCTTCCGGTTCTCTCCACCGCGCTGAAAAAAATCCCTATTTCTTTTTCGGAAAGAGCTCTGGAACGCGGGGTGAAACTGGCAATACTCGACGGCTTTATCCTCTCCGCTGGATTATCCCCTTCATATCCCCTTTCCCTGGCGAATTCATAAACCTTGTAGACCAAAGTGCGAACATGTAATGCGGTAGAAGGTGCTCCTTCATCTCGAATCCTTTCGCAAAACTCTCTGAGCTGCATGTGTGTGATTTCACTCATCAGCTTATTGCCAAATAATGGAATAACGTGGCGCCGGAAGATCGCCAGCCTTAGCTCTTTGGTGCTGTCTGCAACACGCCAGCCCTTTTCCCAAAGCAATGCATAATCTTTGAAGCGATTTGCTGTTCGATAAACGTTTTTCGACTCCTGTTTTTTCATTGAAGGCGAAATGCCCTGAGTCAGAAGTTTCTTGGCCTCCATGAGCTTCTCGCGAGCTTCGGCCAGCGATATACCATCGGCGCCATATTTACCGATCGTCAGCGTTTCTCTTCTGCCATTAATACGATAGTCAAACCTGAAGGTGACGGTACCAGTTTTCTGTACCGCCACATACAATCCATCACGGTCGGAAACCTTATACAGCTTGGCCTGCGGCTTTAAATTTTTAAGTTTTGTGTCGGTGAGCATCTGGCGTCCTTACGTAAAAATACCGTCATACGTACACCAAAAACTGACGGTATATAGTGTAAAGAGAGTACGTAATTTTGACGGTACCGTCAAAGTGACCGACGGTAATTACCAGCTTTAGCCAATCGGTAACAATCGTTATCAACAAGATAAATAATAAAAAACCCCGAAAAATCGGGGTTAGTAAATCGTCTTCAATCGTAAACTATTACCAGTGCATGGTTAGTGCTTTTCAATCCACAGTTCACGACTGTAGGCGACATCTTCAGGGTTAGTGATGGGATAGCCTTTAACCCAGGGTTTAATCAGGCGGCCATTGGTGTACTGATAGATGGGGGCGATCGGAGCCTGCTCAGCCAGGATCTGCTCGGCACGGTTG